AGGGTATGTAGGTTTAGCTTGGTCTATGCTGAACCACCTTAAGGGGATTTACTTCACGGATAGGGACGTTGAATTTCAACCCCCTGAGTCCTCTGTGCCTGATGGTCCAAGTAGCATTACAGTCAAGATGGAAGATTTAAGGTTCAAGAGTTTTGCCACACCTTATGGGGGTGAGGGGTTCGGTGGCATCGCTCTTATGGTTTTACGGGAGGTTCGATAATGAGCATGACTGATGACCTACTTCAGGAGGTAAGAAAAGATGTTAAGGCACTTACTTCGGCCTTTGCTGATTTCAAGGGACGAGTCGTGATGAAGGAAGAGCTAGAGCTATGGCAAGAGGCTCAGAGAACAACCAGAAGGTGGGCCATAGGCACCGTCTTGACTATGATTACCATAGCTATAGCTATAGTGGCTGTGGCTATGAATTTGTAGGAGGTTAGACATGGAACAACTAAGAGTCGGAGAAGCTATCGGCACGGCAGCAACAGCCATAAAGGAAGTGAAGAAGATTTGGAGGGCCCTGTTCCTTGGTCTTGTTGCGTTACTCCAGGGGCTTGTCCTAGTCACGGTTGGTGATACTGGGTTGAGTGCCATTACCACCAACCAATGGCTAGTTATCGCCCTGTCAGTGTTGTTTGTTGTTGGCGCTGTCTACGGGTTGAGTAGTGGCGATTAGGGGTTAAGTCTCGTCTGGGCGATCAATGCCTTGACCTGACGCTCTCCTAGACCTCCACCCCCTGAAGAGGCATCCACAGTCATGGCACTATGGGCAAATTCAGTGTTAGGTCCCCAGACACCATCGACTGTCAACAACACGCCGTTTGCCCCTAGATATCCTGAAGTGTTAAGGCTTCGCTGAATTCCTTTTACTACTTTTTCCACATCGTCTCCATTCGTTGGTGGTGGTACTGTTCCGTCGCTACCCGCTACTGTGGACCAGTCGATCCCAGTTTTTAGGCTGGCAGGTGAACAGTCAATCTGGTCATGCATCCGGTCTCCAGTAAGACTACGGAACGTTCGTGCCCCGTCGTTGCATCGGATTGCGTGGGCAGCAACAACAAAGACCTCTTTCTTTCTGTGGTTAGGTGGCAGGTCAACAGCAACTATGTAGGCGTGTAGACTGGGCCAGTCGCTGTTGGCGATGTTACGACATTGGTCGACCCCACCTGCCCCAGGCATCGTTTCTCCGTGGTGTCGCATCACCGCTGTGTAAGCCTCGAATGCCTCAAAGGCTAGAGGATGCACTGGCTCATTGAACACTCCGCCACCATCTCGGGGGAACGCCACAGTGGAATGGTCGTGGTCACAGTGGGGGTGATAACCCTGTTGACCACGGCTAGAGTGGTTGAGTACCACACCCTCGTGATACCACTTGCGGATCTGGTCGGTACTTGACATATTACTCCTTTGCTTTGTCGAGTATGGACAACACACCCAGGGCACCGTGGGTGCTACTAACCACAGCAGTTACTCCACCAGCTTCCTGTATACGGTGCATTGTCATTTCCTGTCGGGGTGAGGTCTGTGTTTCCTTGCCAGGAACCTTGACTTCAAAGGCAACGAATCTGCCATCGTGAACACCAAGGATATCTGGAAGACCCGCCATTTGATAGGGAGAACCATGAGTCTTGAACCACCACCCACCTTGAGCCCTAATTTCTTTCAGGATGTTTCTCACTAAGGTGGATTCTTTGACCATGATAGAAACAAGAGAGGGGGCCTTTCGACCCCCACTCTCGGAGCATGCAGCTAGCAACCACATACGCAAGCAAGGATAACTATAGCTCATCCTCGTCTAGATCAATCTCTTCCTCGTCGTCTTCTTCCTCTTCCTCTTCCAGTTCGTCTTCTTCCTCCTCGTCCTCGAAGTCGTCCTCTAGCTCGTCTTCGTCCTCCTCCATCAGCTTCTGGTTGAAAACGTCGGAGATTTCTGAGCGGATCTTCCCGTCATAATCTCCATCGACAACCTCCAAGGCACAAGTCCTTTTCAGCATCTTCTCCATAGGAATTTTCATCATGGAGTCAGATATCTTGACGACTGGCTTGAGAGCCTGAAGAACACCCCGGAAGGACCAGAGATTGTTGGTAGCTACTTCTCCATCAGCATCTATCAACACGGTGTTGTAGTAAAGACGGGCACCTTTGCCCCTACCACTGTCGGTTATCTCAAATACCCACTCGACACCTTTAGAACCAGTGGTGAACTTCTTGGTCTTGGCTTGTACAACCTGAGCGTTGTAGGTACCCTCTGGAATGACTAAACGGGTCCTTCTCTCTTTGGCTTCTACACCCTTGAGACTGACCTCGACTAGGTCCTTAGTTATCTTTGCCTTCTTAGCTACCACTACTTACCTCCTTGGTCGGTGGCGTGCAATCTCCGCACTAATTTTGGCACGGTGACATTGAACGCCTGTGCTGGGAAGGGCTTCACACCCTTGAGGATTGATTCTCTTACCCCCACAGGCCACTCGGCATGCTTGAATACCATGCCATACTTTAGTTTGGTGTCTTCTATCTCTCCCTCCATATCGTCTTCTATTATCGTCCTAGCGATGATGCTAGGTTGAGCAAGAATGGCTGATCTAACTGATGGAGTCAGGTCAGGCACAAAATCTGATCCGAACTTCTGTGCCTGCTCCTCATTCAATGACCTTTCTTGTGCCGTCCAGATCAGGTGCATGCCTCTCTCATTACAAACGGCAGTGAGATCCTCCATGAACTCATTGAGCAAGGACCCAACACGACCCCAGGTTCTCTGATCTGTGGTGCCCTTCGCCCGAAATTCATCCCTGATTTCTTCGTCTTTGTTAATGAACCTCACAGCCATGCGAAGCAAGGCAGTGGTAGTGTCTACCCCTACTGTCTCTCGGTCATGATCCCCATACCTCAAGTAGTAAAGAAAGTCGGCAGCGTGCTTCCATCTGGCTGTGATATAAGTACCACTCTTGTCCACAGGGAAAACTTGAACGTCGGGATAAGACATAACGGTCTCAGTACCATCTTCACACGCCAGTATTATGGGCTTGGGTCCACTTGCAATTAGGGCTGTCTTGCCTGACTTCTGACGACCCCACACCAGCATGTTCAGGTTCCTTACTATTTCAGAGACCTGAACTATGTTAGCCTCTATCCCCTTAAGACGGGCTATACGAGCCTTGTTGGTCTTCATGGGTTTACCTATACGGGTTACTTCAGCCAAGGTCTCGCTCCTCCATGTACTTGCTGGGTTGGTACTTAGACCGTTTCATGAATGTACTGTCCTGACCCATTAGCTCCAAGATACATAGGTCATAGAAGTCACAATCCCATGAGCATGAGGGAATCATTGTCCTAACCCACGGATCTTGGTCGTCGTCTGGATCATCTTCTATCTCATGCCAGACTTCCATCTCTTGAGCGGTGATCTGAAACTCCTCGATCTGGCGCTCAGTAATGGCTGCTTCCTTGTCGAGCCTTGACCTCTTGAAGAAATTGGTACGACCCTTGAGACCCTTGAGTTTCACCTTCTCATCATGTGGTAGGTCATTGACATTGGATTCCTCGTAGTAATCAAGAAGGAATCTAGCCATCGTGGGATAGTCAGTGTCTACTCTGGCCCTACTGATTTCTCCGTTCTTGTTGATCTTCGGAATACTGGGAGCCTTCTTGCGGATGTAGTTGAAGATGAAGCCCTTGATATCTAAGTCCATGCCCTCCCGTAGAGCCCAAGGATAGAGCGTGGACTGTAAGTCCTCGATTCTCCACTCGCCGGGGGGCATGGACTTAACAGTCTTGTGGTCAATGACCCAGATGTTCTTTTCCGGGGTCGAGTGATCCCGTACAATCAAGTCAGGTTTGAAGGTGAACTCATCTCCGTCTTCCTCGAAGAAGGCTGTGAATGTCTCCTCTACATAGAGAACCTCCCAGTCTGCTTCCTGCTTGCGATAGTGCCAGAGATATGACTCCATCATGCGAATAACCTGCTCTGGAAGATCACCATAGTGGTCTCTCTCTTCCTTAAACAGGCCGTGAAACTTCTTGAGTTCCCTGTCGTGGGCAGTATGCCAATCCTCACCCTTGTAATGAGCCTCCATGAGTTTGTGAAACCACCCACCTAGTTTCAATTTCTCATCCAGGAGGCGGGGTTCAAGCCCCTGAACTACGGCGTAGAAATACTGTCGCTTGCACCGTCGAAACTTTTTGACCGACGATTGGGATATCTTCAATGCCACTTGCTTGCTCCTTAAATGTGAGACCCACCCGCCTTATGACTAATCCGACTCACCTAAGTGAATCACGGGCGAGTCTCACAATTCTCATTGTAATATGCCCAGCTAAGGGGATCAAACCTCGACTGACCCTTCGGACCAATAATCCCCCACTTTTATGTCTACCACTATAGGTATGGTGAGTATGCAATCAAACAGGCGTTCTAGGGGTACGTTCTCCATCTCATCCCGAATTATCGGAACCCACTTGTCTACCTTGTCCTCTCTTATCTCGAAAATTATGGAGTCATGGACTGTGGAAATAAGTCTTGCCTCTTCTCCAGGAAGTCTCTTTTCCAGTTGTATCATGGCGAGGAGCATCATATCCGATGCTAGGCTCTGAACAGGGGAGTTGATAGCCTGTCTCTCTGCCTCTGCACGTATGCCATCGTTAGTGGACTCAATGTCGTGGAGTCTACGCTTCCTACCGATGGCACTCATGACATAGCCATTAGCTTTGGCCTTCCTTCGCTGACGACCGTGCCAGGGAGCAAGTGACCTGAAGTTGCGAAAGAACTCCCGACGATACTCCTGGGCCTCTGACTCAAGAACCTTCAACTCAAATTTCTCGGCGGCATACTCGATGTAGTGCTTCCAGCCCATACCATAAAGAAAACCGAAGTTCACTGACTTAGCCATCTTCCTGACTTCGGGTTTTATCTCGTCCTCAGTTAACCCGGTGATAGACATGGCAGTTTCCATATGGATATCTCTACCTGTGTTGAAGATCCTACCCATCGTGCGGTCTTGAGAATAGTGGGCAGCTATTCTCATCTCCGCCTGTGAGTAGTCAGCCTCTACTATCTTCCATCCGGGTGTTCCCCCGATGATACCTCGGATGAAAGTGTTACGAGGCACTTGTTGTAGGTTGGGATGCTCTGAACTAAGACGTCCAGTAACGGTGTGATAAGGCTTGAAGTGGGTATGTAGTCGCCAGTCACTATCAACCAGTTTAGGCCAAGGATTCAGGTATCGACTCTGATACCCACTCCACTGTCTATGTTCCAAGATAGTGTCTATTATACCTGACTCATCCATGCCCTTCAGTTGTAGCAGGACCCCTTCTCTAGTGCTAGGCTTGCCTGTCTTGGTTCTCTCCTTCACTGGAAAACCCAGCTTGTTATGTAGGATGTCTGCTACTTGGGATGGGGATCTGATATTGAATTCCCAACCAGCTAGATCAAATACCTGAGCTTGAACTTCGGCTATCTTCTCTGCACACTCAATCGCTCGTTCCGCTAGCTTATCGGCGTCCAAGGGCACGCCCACTAGCTCGACATTCGTTAAGGTCAAGTCTGCTGGGTGCAACAAGCGTGTATAGAGCCGTCGTGATATGGGATCTTCTTTGAACCGACGAATCATGATGGGTCTCAAGCGAAAGGTGTAGTCAGAGTCCATGCCCCCGTACTCTGCCAACTTATTCAAATCCTCATGATATATGTCGGCCTTGTTAATCATCTCCTTATAGGGAGGAGCCCCTAGATATACCTGTGAGAGAAAGCCAAGATCCTTGATGTTATTCTCATCCATGGCATACTCGGCACCCATAGTGTCAAAGCCGTGACGGATATGAATACCGATCATCTCCAGGCATTTGGAGTCGAACTTACCATTCTGCATGACCCACTTCGGAACTGCTTCCATGTAGGGCTTGATGATATCCCTAACCTTAGTCCAGTCCTTCCACTTCGACTCTTGATGGTCGAGAGTTAGGACATAAGAATAGCCACCCTTAAAGGTGAAGTTGATGGTACAAACCTTGAAGTCTTCTGCCCACCATGCTAAGCCACCCCCCTTGAATCTGCCCACAGATGGGTGACTTGACCAAGTCTCTACGTCCACAGAGGCTACCTTGGGCTCCGCCTTGAACTCCTCGATTAACTTGGCAAGATTCTCCTTGTCATTGACAAGTGTGGTCTGTGTCTTGGGGATTCCTTCTTCATCACGGAGCAACCGTGCGAAGATTAGCAGGGCTTGATGGAAAGGTTTCTTGTATCGAGGATTCCGTAGTACAGCCGCAGGATGAAAGGCGAAGATCCACTGTACCCCATGCTTCTCCTGCATAGTGCCGTTGAGTTTAGTTATCCCCTTCTTGCCGAGAACCGCTTGACAACCACCGTTGCCCAGAGCGAGGCCGAACTGAGGCTTGATGAGTTCAAGTTCCTTCGAGAGATAGGTAGATGTGCAAGTCCGTATCTCTTTCGGGGTAGGGTTTCTATTCTCCTCCGGTCTACACTTGACGGCGTTGGTAACGAAGAACCAGTCACGATTCAGGCCCACTTCCTCAAGTGTCTTGTCCAGTAGTTTGCCTGCTGCTCCAGAGAATAGCCTGCCGGTATATTCCTCGTTATAGCCCGGAGCCTCTCCTATCAAAATCGGGCGTATCTGTTCTTGTGTAGTCCCCACCCGTAGGCCCCGTGTCGGAGGATTCACTGGGATACAGACTCTCTCCGTCTCCTCGTGGAGTGGACACAGTTGACAATCCGGGTCCGTAAGGGCCTGTAACTTTGACCCCAGCTGCCTTAAGTTCATTGAGGCCTCTGGTGTCTCGGTACTCATGCTCATAGATCACCTCCTCCACTCCAGCGTTAATCAACAATCTGGTACAGGTTAAACAAGGTGAATGGGTGGTGTATAACACTGAGCCTTGTGTTTTCACTCCATGCTTGGCTGCGAAGGCTATAACATTTGCTTCGGCATGAACTGTTATCTCACACCATTCTTGATGCTTTTCCAAGTGACTACAGTGAGGCATCCCCCTTGGCGCACCGTTATATCCTGTGGAGATGATTCGCCTGTCTATCGTAAGGACAGCTCCCACTCGTAGGCGACTACAGGTAGCCGACTCACCTATTATACCCGCAACGTGCATTAGGGCATTGTCAGAAAGCATCGGCTAATCTCCTCTCGGTTTCGTACTTGTGTTCCTTCTCCAGTTTCACTCGCTCATCGGCAAACACATGAAGGTTGACGATGTGCATGGTCAGACGACCTTCTTCTGTGCCCTCTATCCTGTCCACTACCCATTGAAGTAGACGACCTGCCATGTAAACATCATCCCGCAAGTAACGGAAGAAGTCACAGGAGCGCATGAAGTAGGTAATGTCTAAGGCTTGTATCTCACCCTTCCCCTGTGGTCTTCTCTGAAAGTGGTAACCGAGCGTGCAAGGCACACGTTCCTGATGAAACTGAGTAGCGACCAAATCTTCAGGGAACCAGATAGGAAGGTAGGCTTGACGAGTCATCGGCCTACTCTTAAGCAGCTGGACTAGATTTTCTAGATCCCCATAATGATGCCTGATACCAAGATTGACACCATGTCTACCAGCATTTACGGGCCAAAATCTCTCCATGTAAGTGTGGCTGAATTGCCCTACACTATCTCGATGATCCTCTCCCTGTGCGTCATAGTAGGGCCAGTTTTTATACTGCTCGCCTGGGTTAAGGGGCTCGCCACCGACACGCTCTAGAAAGTGATCCTCTGCCCACGGCAAGTTGGGTTGAACCCTCTCTTGCCATGCTGGTACTGAGATGGATACTTCACAAGACAGGGTGACGTTGTGGGCTTCAAGGACACGGTTGAAAGGAGTAGGTTGGTAGCTAGTCTTGCCCTGCCACTCACCTCTGTCGAGCATCACGCCGTTAAGAATCTCTTGCCTCAACCTGTGAATCTCATCCTCGAAAAATCTAGGGCGCATAATCCTCTCCTATCTTGCTGAAGTCCAGCTCTGAAATGTGGACACTCGGCACTAGTATGCCATTCTGATACTCTTGATACCTCTTGCGTATGCGACGGAAGGGACCGTACTTCTCCTCGTCTAGAGTTTTACCCTCTTCCTCGAACCTGAGAACTGTCTCCCACCATCGAGAGATGGACTTCCAGGTGGGGTATTTCTTCTGGAGTAGTATCCACTCCTCATGTTCTTCCACCTTCTGAAGTTCTTCCATCAAATCAGGCTGCGTGTACAGGTAGGGCAAGCATTTGAAGGAATGGAACTGGGTGACATCCAGATGCCATTGAACTCTAACCATATCTGGTTCACCCTCAGTAATCTCTCTGGCCAAAGCATGGACAATTCCCATATCCATGCCCAGCATGTAACCGTTATAGCTAACTCTAGAATGGATAGTAAGAGTGGGATGGACGTCGGAACCCGGTGTTCCTCGAAACGTAGCTGCAAGGAGGCAATTCCCCCACTTGTGTCTACGGAGATCACTTCGACGTTCCACTGGACGGAAAGGCATATTTGTGATGACACCCTTAGCTCCTTTACCCATCAATATCTCCCGAGAGTTCTGCACAAATAAGGTAGCATCTACTGGGTCTATGTACTCCCTTACAAGTCGAGTCCATCGGGCGGAGTTCAACCACACTTCCCGCAGGTTGAAATCGTACTCCGCAGAGTCCGCCTCAAGGAATACGTTATACATATTGGTACCTATACCTAGATATAAGTCCACCTCCTCTCGGTATAAATGCCACCTAGTGACTTTGTGCCACAAGTCCGTGAGGTCTCCGCCCGAAATCTTCTGGATCATCGGTTCTTCTTCCTTGCTGCCTTCTGAGCCTTGCGCTTCCGCTTTCTGACCTCTTGATCTATCTCCCTTATTTGATCCAAGACCCTAGGTCGTTTTTTCTCCTCTACAGGTTGGAGAAGATCAAATTCCTGACGAGTGATCCACTTGAGTTTATCCCTCTCCTCTTGAGTCATCACCTCTACTTGTTCTTCGGTGTAGAGTTTGCCGCTATCTGGGTCCATCAGCTATCACCTGCATCAATTCTTCACCCAGTAAAGGCTTGTCTACCATGACTGACTGGGCATAAGCAGCTATGGCAACTCGGGCATGACGATCTTTTCCTGGCTTAAGGACAAAGACGAAGTCCTGAACTTGCCTCAATAACTCCTCCCGTCTACTACCTTGACTTAGTTCCTCGTAGGCTCTAGCTATGATACTGGTAGGTGCAAAGAAGGGGTGTTTGAAGACCACGTACTTTGGGTATATACCTTCAGGCTCCGGCATTATCAGGGTCCTTTCTCCAGTCCCGTTCCTTAACTTTGTCCCAAGCTGTGCTGACCTCATACGGCAAGTTGAAATCATTGGTGTTGCAATAGCTGGCAAGGTAGATCACTATGTCCCCAATAGCATCGCCAGCCTGTTTTTTGAATTCCTCATCAGTCATTCCCCTAATGCCTTGCTCATGCTTGAGGTGAGCATGGGCTAGCTCGCCTACTTCCTCAACTAGACCAAGCAAAGCATCGTGTGGGTGCTGGTCGGGGAAGTTATAGGCTAGCCACCTCTCATGTTCCCTCTGTAGCTGGGACAACAACATCATGTACCTCCCTGTTTAGGATACGTTCGTAAGCCAGTAAATAGCCGTGCATATCTACCCGATTATCCTCTCCCCTCTTGGTCATTTCTCTGCCCATCTTGTGCAGAACCATCATCAAGGCTACATCCTTGGGAGACAGCGTGACACCTAGGTAAGCTGACCAAAGCCTGGAAACAGGTCTGAAGACCTCTGCAGGATGACCATACTCAGCCATTCTCTCTTGGGTTATTTCTAGGGCCTTTTCTGCTGAGTTTTGAGGCATCAATTTCCTTTCGTAGTACCATCTGGAAAGATAATGGTGATGGGCTTCTCCACCTTCCAGGCGTATCGAATAGTTGCCCAAGTACCTGACCTTCTCTCCTCCTTGAACCCACTAGGCGTGGCGATCATTTCTTCTACGGCATCTACAATGTCATGGTTGCGTATGATGTAATCCGCTGGGTCAAGAAGAACATCCTCATCAAACAACTGGACGTAGGCTCTCTTGACATCCAGGATAGGTGGGTGAACAACGATCCTATGGTTCAAACACTCACGCCTAACAATAGAGTCGGCTTCCTCGTCAGACCCAATACCATCACCATGATGAAACTCAACACCCAAAATCTGTGGTAGGCGAGAAGCAAATACAGCCTTCTGGGTTCTAGTCATCCCACCCTGAGTACCAGTAAACCCCACTATTACTGGCACTTGCTCTCTCATACGCTGATTGTAATATGCCTGGTCACTGGTTCAAACCCAGTAGTACCTGAGGGTTGTCCATGACTAATCGTTCGATATCCTTCTTACCTTTAAGGGCTTCGAGGATGAGATTATCAACCGAGCCACGAACTTGTAGGTGGTAGAAGGTGACGGGTTCTTTTTGACCGACACGATCAAGACGACCCCTGGCTTGATTCCAGTGTATGAGAGAGTAGTCCGTAGAATAGAAAATTCCATAAGAGCAGGAATCTTGAAGTCCATCTAGGGCTTCCGCTGCTGCGATTTGAATAACCATACATCCTCCATGTGACTGGAACGAGGAGACGAATTTCCTTCTATTACTGGCGGTAACTCCGCCGCGTATTTGGTATACGTGAGGCTTATAGGCCCGTAAAGCTGCCTCATAGATGGCATCCATTTCTGCAAGGAACCGTGCAAATACAACCACACTCTTACCCGCCGAGGCAAGATCCTCAAGTAGATCGGTAAAGATTGCCAGCTTGTTCCTTTGAACCTCAACAAGGTCTCCTTGCTCATCGTGTACCCAACCTCCAGTCATTTGTTGTAGCCGTAGTAGTTTAGTCAGGGGAATAGGGGCCTCTATAAGGTGTCTCTTGTGAACCACTAGCCCATCTTTGGCAAAGACGTTGTATACCCGGCGAGCATTGGCGTCTAATTCCACAGGGATGATTGTGTCAATGACCTTGGGCATATCAGCCATGTTTTCTTTGCGAGCCGATCTTATCTGTGGTTCGTATCTGTTTTCCAGATCCTCGACGTTAATATACCCCTTAAGTTCATAGCCAGTACGTCCGCCCCAAATACCGTAGTTGGTACGAAAGTCCGTCCATGACATATTGCCAGTCTTAGTCCAACCAGCTTTCCAGATGCGTGGGTCTATTGCTTTGAGCTGGCTGTATATGTCAAGGTAGTTCTTGCCAATCGGTGTGCCCGTGAGCAGCAGGACGTAGTCTGCTCGCCCACAGATAGCGTGGGTTGCCTTGCTCTGCTTGGCAGTAGCGTTCTTGATATGATGGCTCTCGTCCACGATCACTATGTCAGCATCGTAGGCCTCGAGCGCAGCCATTATATCCCATCGTTTGTCCCGCTTAATGATGGCGGCATAGTTAAGAACTAGGACGTGGAGTTCTGATCTTCCTGGTTCCCATTCTCTAATCTGCTTAGCCTTCTCAGCAATCCTACCGGTGGGTATGGAAATTGTAAAAGTGATAGATCTATGTATATGAAGATCCGCCTGAGCGTCCCATACTTGGATCGCATTGATAGGACATAGGACCAACACTCGTCGCACATCTCGGTGAAGGTACAGTGAGGACACCAGGTCATATCCCGCCTTCGTCTTGCCTGTTCCGGGGTCCCAGAATAATGCTCCACCTTTGTTACCTACCTTGTCTCCTTGAGTTTTCTGCCATAGCCAGATTAGACCTTTTCTCTGATGAGAGAAGGACTTTACTGGTGGGGTGTACTTCACCGACCTGTCTGATTCCCTAGTTTCCAGGCCCTTAACTGATTAGCTACCTGACTTGAAATGCCGATCCTTATCTCACCATCGCCACCTTCATACAGTTGCCATGGATCATCACTACCTCGGGCAAATTCAACGGCTTTCTGCACTTCCTCATTGAGAGAATCCCACTCAACGAAGGCTTCTCCACCATCATTTCTCTTGTAGGGTAAACGCTGACGAGGCGATTCATCCCCTACTACTCTCTCTTGCCAACCCTCCTCGGTGAACATGGGCTCTGCTGCTAGACCCGCTCTCAGTGATTCCTCAACTATTGGGGGCCCTAGCATGTGGATTACCTGCATCACCAGGTTCTCTAGGTGGTTTAGACGCTCTATTACTTGCTCAAATTGGCTTGGCATTATGTGCCTCCAAATACTCTCTTGTAGTGGACGGGATTCCATAGAGTGGGGTTGCAAGCCACTACATGAAAACTGTGGTCGGGGGTGAAACAGAACTCACAGGCCCTAGAATCTTTCCAGGGTAGATAGGGGAACTCTCTGAATTTGCGGCAGTAAGGACACCAGTAGTACCCTTGCTCGTTAAGCCTCAATAGATGCTGGTCATCTACCTTAGACTCAGGGGGTCCGTAACCCATCTGTCTGCTGATAACTCCCACTTCTGCTCGGTCCTGATATTTCTCTTGTAGATCCTTAGCCTTCTTCCTAGCTTCTGCATAGGAAAAAAACTTCTTGGACATTCGCTTGCCTGTGGATTCATCTACCACTACTACCTTCCATGCTTCGTACTTCTCATAGGTGAATGGTGGATTTACGGGCTCACCATCCTTACCCAGCATCAGAGGCTCACTCCGAGGCATCATCACCTGCTATGGGAGTTA